ATGCCAAACCGCCCCCGACTCCCGCTCAACAAGATTACGCTGCACGTCAAGCTCCGGCGCCTGGATGCGGCCGGAACCTACGCCACGCGCATGATTGCCTACTTCCACGGTACCGAATTTTCGGTCTTTCCCGGCGTGCGCATCCTGCCCACGCGCGAGCTGCCCGGCCGCAAGCCGGAAAAGCTCTGGGACCCGGACACGATGCGCGTGACGGCCAACCACCCCGAGGCAGCCGTCATTAACGAGCGGCTGGCCCACTGGGAAACCCGCGTGCGTGACGCCTTCCGCACGCTCGCCGGCCCGGGCGGCATGCAGGAGGTCACGCGGGAGATGATGGAGGCGCACCTGTTCCCGGAAGCCGAGAGCGAAATCAAGAAGAAGCCGGTCGTAGCCGACCCGCGCACACTGAACTTCGTGCAGCACTACGAACAGTGGGTGGCCGAAAACCAGGGCATTCTCAAGCCGGCCTACCTGCACAAATTCAAGTCGGTGGCCAAGCTGCTCCAGGCGTTCCGGCCCAAGGCCCGGGCGGCCGACCTGGATGAGGCCTTTACCAAGGACTACCTGCGCTTCCTGCTCAAGAAGGGCAGCTCCGACGCCACAATTTCGCGGGAGTTCAAATGGCTGCGCATCGTGGGCAACCGTACGGGCATCCCGGCCGATGTCAAATGGCTGCGCTACCAGGAGAACAGCGCCGCGCAGCTCGACCTGCATAAGGAAGAGCTCCAGCAGCTGATCCGGGCGCGTATGCCTACGGCGGCCCTGACCGAGGAGCGGGACCGGTGGCTACTCGAATGCTTCGCCGGCCGGCGGGATGCGGATATGGAAAGTCTGTCGGCCCTGCAGCTGGAGGCAGTCGATACGGCCGAGGGCATCATCACCTGCCTGCGCCACGCCCAGAAGAAAACCACCCAGCTCACCCTGGCCCCGCTGCCTCCGCTGGCGCTGGCCATCGGCGAGCGGTGGAACTGGCAGTTGCCCATCCGTACAAACCAGTACCGCAACCGCGTTATCAAGGAGGTGGCCAAAGCGGCCGGGCTCACGCGCAAGTTCAACATCATGCACATCAGCGGCGGCGCCGTGACCGACAAGCACCGACCCGTGCACGAGATCATTACTACCCACACGGCCCGCCACACCTGCGCCTCGCTATTGCTTGAGGGTTCCGACGGCGACAAGTCGCTGTCCAGCTTCGTGCTGGGGCATACGAGCAAGGATATTACCGACCGTTACGCCAAGGACAAGGTGCGGCGGGTAGCGCCGAAGGTGCTGGCGGCCTGGAAAGAGGTGCTCGGCGACTGCTACAACAGCACGCCGACCTGGTAGCTCAGCAGCGGTCTAAATGCAGGGCATGGAATACGCATGCCACTAAACTACGGTAGCCTACGCGCTGCTGCTCTTCCGGATAGCGGGTCAGGTACTCGTCGATGAGTAGCCCGGCGGACTGAAACGGCCCGATGGCCTGCCAGTCGTGCTGCGTGATAGCTACGTCCACCGTGTCGCGGTTAAACATAGCCCGCTCGAAGCGAAAGATTATAGGGTCGGCTTGGCGGTCTATTACCTTCATACCGATTACCCAGTGGGCATTTGATTCCATTTCTGTCATAGTAGACTTGATAAATTAACCTTTGCTAAAACGTGGCTATTTGCTTATATCCTTCATATGGTCTTGATAAAGGCTATTCATCCAACCGCGAGCCTCTTCTTGGGAAAATGATTCAAACCAATAATGAACGACGCGCTCGTCGCTGTGCCCCTTCGCCTGCCAAATTTCAGGGTAGGTCGCGTTTTCTGGCACAAAGTCATATGCCTTTATCTGCATAACGAGCCGTGGGGTACCATAATCAGGATGTGTATGGAGTAGCTCAACCTTGAGTTTACCTTCGTCAAACTCGTATATTTTTGGGGCTGGTAGTGATTCGCTCATACTGCCAAGGTAGATATTCAACAGTACCTTTGTGCCATGACTGAGAAATTGCGCTACATCGGCCCGCCTACCGACGAGTTCCAGCCCGACGAAATTTACCCGGTGCTCTGGAATGTTCATCAGGGCTTCCTTGAGTTGAAAAAGATCGGCGGTAAGGAGCACAAGTACGCATCCTTGTCCATGCTGCTGAAGTTTTGGCGCCCACCAGCTGAGCAAACCCCCGATCTAGTGATCTGACGAAAAAGCCCCGACCATCCGGCCGGGGCTTTTTACTTACCGTCTCATAAAGTACCAGCCAACGGCCAAACAGACTGGGTACGCCACTAGGCCCACCCGCAACACCGTTCGCAGCAGCCTTTCGAGTAGCTGGCCAGCAAAGGCCATTCGAGTACGATGGAGCAGGCCCGCCTCGAAGGTGCCATCCGCGAAAGCCTGCACGGCGCGCCGCCATAGCAGCCGATCCGGGAGCCAGGCCGCATCCGGATCCGGGCTGACGTAGTAGCGCGGCACGTAGGCCAGCTGCCGGGCTTCGTTGAGCCCGGGCGTGAAGGCGTAGAAGGTATAGGCCCCGCCCACGGCTAGCAGTCCGATGAAGCTGGCCAGCGCGGGCAGCCAGTAGGCCGCGCCGGCCGTGGCAGCAAAGAGCAGCGGGCCGGTACCGAGCAGCGCGAAGGCCAGTGCCGACACCACCCGCCACGTCAGGCGCTGCCGGTGAAACTTGCCGTGCAGGCTGTCGGCGCCGCCGTTCTGCGTGAAGTCGGTCACATCGCGCCGAATCCAGAATGGAACGGCCAGGTAGAAGAGCAGCAGCGCGGCGGGCTGGGAGAGCCAGAGTAGCCAGATCATAGGTTATTGAACCTCTTCCGGATTTCGGCGTCACGAAAAGTAGCGGGCCGCTGCGTAATGGACTCCTTCTGAAAAGATTCTATTTGCGCAGCCTCTTGCCGGGCCTTGTTAGCCGTCCAATGATAAAATTGTTTAGCCCAGGCAGCACGCCCTGCAATGACCATGAGTAGGCCGCCCACAACGTTATGCACCGCTTCCCAGAAACTGTCGCCGTGCCTTACGTCGATAATGATACACATTGCCAGCGCCAAGGGCAGGCCAATGGCCGCCCCAATAAGGCCGGCTACGCATTCTTGGCAGGGCATCCACAGCAGCAACACAGGCCACGCCAATACGTTAACCCGGCCGTTCTTGTCGTTGAGGCTCTTCGAGCCGAACATGCCGGTCACCAGCGGGAAGATGGGAAACACCAGCGCCGCCACGCCGGCGCCGATGAAGCGGCCGGTGCCTTGCGGTACCAGCAGCACGGTGAGGGTGAGAATTACGAAACAGGCCAGCAAAAAGGGCCACACGCGCCAGTTCTTGAACATGGTAGTAGGGGTAAGGGTAAAGAAAAAGAAAGGGATGGAGGCCTACGCCTCGGTGTGCGAGATGGGCCCATCAGCGCCCAGCCAGATGCGGCGCACGTTGGCAGGCTGGCCGATTTTGAAGGGGGAGCGGCGCGCCCCGACCATGCGGCTGCTGGGGAAGCGGGCAATGCAAACGCAGTTGCCCTGGTTGCCGCCCAGAATGTGCAGATAGCCGGCCGTGTCTTCGCCGACGTAAATACCGACGTGGCCGCCGCCGTCGCGGTCAAACACAACCACGTCGCCGAGCATCGGCGTGGGCACGGGCTTGCCCCAGTTCAGCCAGTCTTTGGCACGCAGGGCAATGCGGGCCGGGGGGTAGTTGGCATCGTGGGCGCAGACGGCCACGAACAGCCCGCACCAGGGCGTTTCGTCGGCGGTGTAGTCCCGGCTCAGGCCGACCTCTTTGGCCCACCCCAAGATTTGGGATGAGCTGCCAGGGCCCACGATTTCACGGGTGCCAAACTTGGCCAGGGCCTGCAGCAGGATATTCGGAGCCCCCTCGGTGGCGAGGTAGGCGTACTTTTTGGGAAGCGTTACCATTATTCAGCTTGGTTTACAGGGTTTTCGGACACCGTCGCATCGGTGCCCACGGATATGTTCTGGCCACTGACGGCGGCTGTTTTGGCCGTTATCTGGGTATCGGGCGTCTTCTTCTCCAGCTGCACCGTCTTGTAGGTGTCGGCCAGCTTGCCAGCTCCGAGCAGGGCCGTTACCAGCGTCAGGTTGGCAAAGACCACCTGCACGTAGACCAGCATCTGCGCCTCAGCCCGCTCCAGCAGGAAAATCCGGTATTCCAGGTAGCCGGTGAGCAGCACGAAAAAGAAGATGGTGAGCAGCCGCGGGCTGAAGCGCTCGTTTTCCACAAAGGATTTTACCCACAGCGTGGCGAGCTGCCGAAGCGTGCCGGCGCGGATCAGCCAGATCAGCAGCAGCAACGCGCCGGCGGAGAGAACCAAGTAGGGCCACCAGTGAGGCGGCGCGGGAATGGTGAAGGTCATGGCGGGTTCAGGAAGCAGGACTGGCCTTGCGGTTGCGGAAAAACCAGAAAAGCAGCAGCGCCACCACCAGGCCGAACAGGACCAGCAGCGTCCAGAAGGCATCCTTCACGTACAGCCAGATTCGCTCCCCGGTGCTGAGCGCCTTCATAGGGGGCTGCAGCGGGCCGGTGGTGATGACTTTCTTTTCGTAGGCCAGCTTCTCCGGCGCGCTGGTGACGGTGGTGTGCGGCAGGCCCTTGGCATCTACCCATGTGCGCACCGTGAGCGGCCCCAGCACCTGCACGAGCGTATCCCGGCGCAAAGCCGGCCGGGCCGCCAGGATGGCCCGCAGCCGCAGGGCGTAGGCAATGCTGTCCTTGGCGTGCAGCTGGTGGGCGGCTGAGCGCATGAGCGAATCCACCAGCGCATTGTCGCTGGCCGGCGTGCTCACCGCCGGCGTGTGTACAGTGACGGTGGCGCCGGGTCGGTAGATGGTGTCATGCTCGACTACGGTGCGCACGGTTTTGCCCACGAGCTCGGGGTGCTGGGTTACCAACTCGGTGAGCTGCTGATCCGGGGGCGTCTCAGCTTTGTGTTGGGCTACGATGCGCTGGGCACGTTCGAGTTGCCGGCTGCCGGTGCAGCTGGCCAGGACAAGGAGCAGGCAGAGGTGAAAGAGGTGTTTCATGGGTTGGGCGTGGTTAGCGGCGCGCGGCGAGTTGGATGCGCACCGTAGTGAGGGTTTCTTGCAATTCGGCATTCTGCTTGGTGCTGGCGGCGCTGGCCGTGCTGACCATGCTTTTGGTTTCGGCAATGGATGCCTGCACTTCGGCCAGCTTTCGGTCGGCCTCCTTGAGGTGGGCTTCTTTCCATTCCAGCAGGGCACGGGTATTTTCTTTGTTGGAGGCCACGTCAGCCCGAATCGCGCCGCCCCAGGCCGCAATGGCCAGGCAGAGGGTCACGATGATGGCCAGCAAGGGGAAGGGGAGCGTAATAGAGTTGTCGGGGTTAATTTTCAGCGCGGCCATAGCGGGACGTGGGGAAGCAGGTGGAATGGTGATGGGGCAGGTTTAGAGTGTAATCCAAGACCAAGGGCCCGCCCCTCCCGTGGTGACAATTGGGGCATACCGGTTCAGTCTATCGGCGGCCGTGGGGCCAGTACCCTCAAAAAATTTGTACTCGAACACCTGTACGCCCGCCTTGTAAAGCGCCAGGTTATCGTAGTCGCCGTAGTCGGCCCCGGTATTCGGGTTAACCGTTCCTACCAGCAGGCCAGTGGTTGAGCCGGGCGGGGTGAAAGTGCCGGCCTCATCGTAGAGTAGGGTGTCGTTTAGATAGCCTTTCACGCGCCCGCCTTGGTAGAGAAAGCGCACGTCGTTCCAGCTGCCAACAGTCGTGACGACCGGCAGGGTAGCGCGAATCAGTACCGTGCCATTCGCTGCGAATAACTCGTACTTGCCGGCCACGAAGCCGCGGATGATTGCCACATGGGTGTTGTTGTCACCGAAGGCAAACAGGTACTGTGCCGAGTCGTCCAGCGGCCGGTGTTTGAGGCGCATCTCGAAATCCTGCCCGAGGATGAAATCCGCGCTGGCCGGGCCGAAGCCGTACGTGCCGCCTGAGAGGCGCACCGCGTAGTTGGGCGGGGCCGCTGGCTCGTAGGCCGCGTAAGTAGCTGCCGTGCTGACCAGAGTGGCGCCGTGGCGCTGGAGCTGGCCGCCGAGGGCCTGTAGGTGTGCAATAGCCATGGATCAGATGCCGGTAACGGTGATGCGCAGCACGGTCCCGGCCGGGGCGTAGCGCAGACTGGTAATGACCAGGCCCGTCAAGGCCAGCAGCGTCGAGCCGAGCGTGGTTTTGTTGCCTCGGGTAGCGACGTGCACCGTTTGCTTGGTCGTTTCGCTCTGCACGCTGCAGGCCGGCGTATCCTCAATGACCGTCACGGTGATGGGCGGCTTGACGTCGGAGAGGTTGGCCCAGATTTCGGAGAAGATGGCCGGACCCGTGGCCGTGTTGTCGGTCGTTAGGTTCAGCGTGGCCTGGCCGGCGCTGCCGACGACCGTGGCCGTGGCGTAAAGCGTCTTCACCCCGCCACTGACCACCAGCGTGCCTTGCGGCAGCACGGTGGTTTTGGCAATGATGCGCCTCCACCGGCCGGCCGTCACACCCAGCGCCGTAGACACCACGACGTTGAGGTAGGTGGCGTCCTCCGCTTCTGCGCTGGCACTGTCCCAGTAGTAGGTGCCGCCCAGTCCATCGGAGGAAGCGGTCTTGCCCATCAGCAGCACCAAGCCTGTTGCGGTGGGCGTCATGGCCTTCAGGTCCGCCAACGAGGAAGCCACCCGCACCTCGCGGGCGGCGGCGGCTTTGGTCGTGGCGTCGGCGGCGGAAATAGCGGTGGCGGTGTTTACGGCCTCCTGCAGTCGTTCGTGCATCGTCTTACTTCATCAGTCGGGTCCATCCTAAGCTCCCGTCGTTGCGGCGACGGTAGGTGTAGCGATAGGTGTTGCCGGCCGCGTCCACAGCATCGAACGTATCTCCGGGAGCCACATCCGCCGTGCCCACAAGCACAGAGGATGGAGCGCCGGAAACGGCAGGCGGGGCACCAGCGGTTTGTTGACCACTGGTGCCGTAGGCAATCAGGTCGCCGCTAGTCCAGAGGTGGCCGACGGCCGTGACGGCCGTAACCACCGCGCTGTTGTCGCGGATAGCGTAAGGGTCGCGCGAGGCGGCCAGCGTTTGTTCAGCAGTAGTCAGGCGGTCGGCCAGTACCTTGGCTTGCCGGGCATCGAGCACCTTGCCGGCCACTGTCGTGGTCAGGTTGTTGACCACGTCGGCACTGGCCACCTTCGCCGCCAGGGCGTTGGTGACGGTAGTAGCGAAGTTGGGGTCGTTGCCCATCGCGGCCGCCAGCTCGTTGAGCGCATCCAGCGCGCCCGGGGCCCCGTTGATTAGGCCGTTGATGGCCGCCGTGATGGCGGCCTGCGTGGCCGTGCTGACGGGCTTATTCAGGTCGGCCGTGTTATTGACGTTGTTCAGGCCCACGTCGGCCTTGCTCAGCGTCACGTCCCCGGTGCGGGTGTTGACGGAAGAGACACCAGCCGTGCCGCCCCCGCCGGCGCCCCGCTCATCAATGACCAGCCCGGTGCCAGCCAGCGTGTAGGTGGCGTCCGTGTCTATCACGCCCGGCCGCAGCCGCACAATGCCGGCCACCGTGACGGACCCCTGTAGTATAGTGCTGTCCTGCAGCATAGCTTCGGCCCCGGCGCTGACGTACAGCCCGGACAGCAGGCGGCAGCGCGAGAACGGGGTTACGGACCCGGTGACCGCTGGAGCAACGGCCGAAAAGATAGTATCGAACACGCGGGCGCTGGCATTGAACGCCAGGGGAGCGCCTTCCACCGAGGCACCGTTACCGAATAAGGAGCCGCCTCCGAATACAGCGGGTGCGGTAACCTGCACAATGCCCCGGTTCAGAAACACCACACAATCCTCGGTACCTGCATCGGCGGCTTCGGAGAGGGTATCGTAGGAAATCAGGGAGTTGGAGCTGACCGTGCGCACTGGGGCGTATAGGGCGTTGATGGTGGCTTCCTGCTCAGGCGTTAGGCCCGTGCCGCCCGCGCCCACGGGCACCCCGTTTATCAGCAGGCCCTGAACCGGGTCGTAGGTGAGTACCCCGTTGCCACCGACATTAGTCAACAGCAGGGCGGCGGTGTTGAGGGCCCCGCCCCCTTGAAAGTTGTATTCGGATATAACCGCCCCTGTGCCTTTGTCGGAGACAATGATGTTCAAGCCATCGGCCGCGCTTACATCGATGTTGTAGTTGTTGGCGCTGTCGTAGAGGCGCAGGCTTCCCCCGACTATTTCCACCTGACCCGTAACGGGGGCGTTTGCATTCGTACCGGCTAGGGGAATAGCAGGCGGGCCACCCGGGCCGCCGCTGGTGCGGGCCGTGAAGTCGCCCTCACCTTCCTCATTCAGCACGTACGTGCCTGGCTCCCAGCTGCCGTCTTCGCGCTGCTGCAAGGCATTTTCCAAGTCAAAGGCGCTGGCCGAAATGCCACGGACTACGACCGGCCGCAGTGTCTGGCCCTCGACATCCACCCGCCGCTCAATGCGGTACTGGGTGGGACGAATCTTGCCACCGTCGCGCAACGTGCGCGCCAGGTCCGCCGAGATGATGATTTCGGCCGGTAGGGTGGTGCCTTCCGGGGAAAGCTCCTCCCAATTCTCATCACTGGCCAAACCAGTAGGAGCGGGGATGCCAAACTCGTCCGAGCTATCCACCGCCAACAGCTTCTTGGCCTGAAACAGGCGCAGCTTACCCTGAACCACGTACTTGACCTCAAAGCCCAGCGGGTAGTCGCCGCGGGCAGGGAAGGGCGTGAAGTACTCGCGGCCGGCGAGCTGCGCGGCCACCGTGCCGGCCGCTACCCAGGTCGCCTTCACCGTGCGGCTGGTCAGGCCCGCATCGGCCATCACCGTCAACTCGCCGTTGACATCAATGGCCACGACGAGCTGCTTTTTCTTACCGGGCACGCCGGCCACAAGTTCCGCGTAGCCAGCATCATTCTGCACGGTGCACACGACTTCGGGGCAGAGCGTTTTCGGGTCCAGCGTCGCCAGAGTGCTGGCCAGCGACGGCATGCCGGGGAAGGGCTGCAGAAACTCCACGACCTTATCAGCCCCGCGCAACGCGTTGGCGTTGCGGATGGCGACACGGTGGGCGGGGACCTTACGGTCCTTGCCGGTGGCCGTGTTGCGCACGAGCATCAGCGTTTCCCCCGGCACTAGGCCAGTGCCCTCCATCTCGGGAATCGTATCGAGGTTGTAGCTCATCGCACCGTCAGTTTTAAATAGTCGTCGTTCACCTTCAGGTAGTTGTTGGTAGCCGGCGGTAGGGTCAGGCCCGCATCGTCGCCGTTGCCCGCACCCAGCCAGTCGACCTGCTCCAGGGCTACCACGCCACCGGTGAGCGGGTAAGCCCGCTGCTCGGTGACCTGGTAGACCTCGTCGGTGACGAAGCGGCGGCCGTTCACGCGCAGGTAGTCGAGCCGGCAGATCAGGTAGAGCTTTTCGTGCAGGTAGTCGGGCAGAAACAGGGTTTCGAGCAGGATTTTGCGCTGGGCTGTGGAGGCCAGCAGCGCGGCCGAGCCGTTGCTGTTGCGATGCACGTTGAGCGTGCCGGCGGGCTTGAGCCGGAAAAACGCCGCTTCCACCCGCAGCCGGGGCAGCACGCCGTTGACGGCCGTAGTCCAGACCATGCCGTAGGCGTTGTCGGTATTCTTGTACTCTACCACCACCGTGCCCTCGTGCTCATCGGCCAGGGACAGCGGCTCGCTCAGCAGCACGGCCGTCGGCCAGCCGGCGCGGGCACCGGTGAGCTCGACCTGGTAGTTGTCTTCGGGCAGCCCGCCCAGGTCGAGGGTGGTTTCCCACACGTCGAACCCCGGACCCGTTAGCTCCCACTGTACCAGCACGTCCAGGCTGCTGGTGGGCTGCCAGGGCCGGCCAATCACTAAGTACTCTTCGCCGTTGGCCGGATTCTTCTGCCGGGCGCGCACCAGGTAGGTGCCGCTCACCCCGCCACTGAGCACCACGCGGCCAGTCTGCAGCAGGTTTTCGGGCAGTACCTGATCGGCGGCGCGCAACTGGGTCCAGCCGTCGCCGTTGTCGAAGAGTTGAATGGTGAGCGGCAGGGCCGTGCCGGTGAGCTGCTGCACGCGGGTAGCGGCCTGGGTGAGCACCTGCGTGCCGCCGCGGTGGGTGCGCACGGTGGCCGTGACGGCGGTGTAGTTGCTGAGCACCTGCACGCGCACCTTGTCACAGCGCTGCACCTTCTGGTAGTAGAGCGGCCGGACGCGGTGGCCGAGCCGGGTTTGCTGGCAGAACAGCACGTTGTCGGCCGTCTCGAAGGCGGCGCAAGTATCAGTGTCCACCACGGGCACGAAGCGCAACGGGTTGAGCAGCGGGGCCTGGAACACGCGGGCCGGGGCCGGCGGCGCGTACACGCAGCTGCCGTCCTCGTAGGTGGCCAGCGGGTTGCGGTTGGTCGCCTTCGCGTCCATGCAGCCGCCAATGCTAGCCGCCGAGATGGTGAATAGCTGCGAAATCTGCGCCCCAGCGCTGTCCCGGATGATGGCCTCGTAGTCGCCGGGTGCAATGCCGCTGATTTCGAGGTAGCCGAAGGCATCCACCGGCTCGGGCTGCGCCGTAACGCCGGCAATGGTCACGGTGACGGGCAGCACGCCGCCGAGCGTTTCTAGCTGCACGCTGCCGGTAGCCTGCTGGGGTAGCGGTGCCACCGGCGTCAGGCGCAACAGCACGAGTGGGCCGGTCGGGGCCACGTAGCCACAGTCCACGCTGTTCTCTACTACCTCCAGGTAAGCATACGGGTAGCCCAGGCGGGCCCGGATCCGTACGCGGGTGGTGCCCTCACAGAAGGAGGTGATGACCGAGTTCATGGCCCGGCCCCGCTCAGCGGTCGAAACCCCCGCGTGGCCCGAATCGGGCGGAAGGCTGTCGGCCGTGATGCGCCGGGGATAGTCTGCGTAGTAGTAGACGCGCCAGGTAAGGCCGGAGCTCGTCGTAAATTGATCTACCTCCGGATCAATGGGCCCGCCGCCCCCGCCCGGGCCGGGCACGGAGTAGAACAGCGTAATACCATAATTCAGGGCATCTTTCACCGACACGGTGGCCTGCTGGCCCGGCACGACGGCGAAGACGGTTTGCCCTTCAACAAAGCTACCAACCGTGCCCAGGCGGGCCCGGAACGGCGGGTGCGAGGTGTTGACGCTGATTGTGACGGTGCTGCCGACCGGCTGGTAGCTGATCTCGCCCGTCAGGTCGCCGGGGCTCGTAGGCGGCAAGGCGCACTGCGTAGCCGCCGGATCCTGGTCCACCCGCGCAAACGGGTAGGTCCCGATGGAAACCACGGTGACGCCCACCAGCGGGTTGCCATTGGCTTCGTCGCAGTACTCTTCGATGATGACGGTGCCGGGCGCGAACTCTCGGGCGGGCACCTCCGAGCCCGGCAACTTCACGGGCTTGCTTTCATCCAGCGCCGTGCGCGCGCCGGCAATCACCTCCAGATTGACGTCGTTGAAGGTGATTGCCTGCTGGTAGTTGGCCAGCGGATAGGTAAGTACGTCGAGCGTTTGAATGGCCATGCTTAGCGGGATAGGGGCATAAGCTGCGCACAGCGCCGCAGCGTGAAGTCGCCTTCCTGCTCCTGCAGGTTGTGCTTGAAATCCAGCACCCAGCCCTCGCAGACCTGGCCCGCATCATTGCGGAAGCGGACGCGGCCCCGTGGGTTGGCCAGCAGCGCAGCTACCTGCTCGCGGGTGATGGCGGGCTTGATTTCGTAGGATTGAGGCAGCCAGAGCGGCGCGGGCAGGCTGGCAATGGGCACGGAAGCCTTTTCGGCCACGGCTACGGGCTCGGTATTCAGGCGGCTGCTGAACTCGTTGTTACCCTCTCCGAAGGTGAAGCGCACCATCTGCTGCAACTCGTGGCGCAGGCCGGCCCCGAAGGCCCGGGCGTGGCGCAGCAGCGTGCGGGCCGGGCTCAGGCGGGCATTGTAGACTGTATCGGGCGAGAAGATGCCGTCCAGAGCGGCAAAGAGCTGGTTACGCTCCGTTTCGAAGCCGCCGTCAGCCTTGCGCAGCAGGCAGATCAGGAACGTGTCGTTGTCGCTCGTGTTGTCGGTGCTCTGCGAGTCATCGTAGCGCTTGCGGCGGGTGTTTTCCAGGTAAAAGCCACCAGTGATGAGCGAGCTGATGAAGGAATAGGCGTTTTTCACCGCCGTCAGCGGCAGGGACCACTCGCGGCGGGTATTGAACTCGTCCAAGCCGTTGACCTGCTCGGTCTGCCATTTCTGGAAGCCCAGCTCGACAGCGTTGAAGTGCTCATCTTCCAGCGTGTTGAGCTTCGTTTCGGTCGGCGTGGTGAAGTCGACGACGATGTTGTCATTGTAGAAATACGGCACGGACTCCACCCGCACCACGGGCGCGCCGGCGGGGTTCTTTTCCACGCCCATGCCCAGCCAGTGGGTGGCGGCCAGCTGCTCGAAGCTGTTTTTCCACGACAGCGAAAACGGCTTTTTAGTCAGCGGAAACCCGCGCACGGCAAAGCCACTGGCCAGCAGAGCCAGGGCGCCTTCGCCGTCCTGCGCGTAGGCCGGTACCGTGTCGGTGCGGCCGAAAAACTCCGAGTGAAAGGCGGGTGTCGTGTCGGTGAGCGACTGGCAGATTCGCTCCAGGGCCTCGTAGGCTAGCAGGCCCACGCAGTCAGTGGGCTCCGTGGCCGTTTCGGCCTGCATGACGAAGCTGGAGCCGGGTAGCACCGTGCTGATGACTTCGAAGGAGTAGCCGGGCCCGGCCGGATCGGAGTAAATATCATCTACCTCCAGCAGGGCGTAGAGGTATACTTTATCCCCAAATGCCAGCGGGCGCGTGCTCTGAAGCGTGAGCGGGATATCCCGGTTGAAGTTGCTGTTGCCGACGGTCTGCTCCACGGTTGCCAGCACCACGGGCGCTTCCAGGTTGATGCGGAAGTAGTAGGTGGCCTTGACGTGGTGAAACTTCGAATCAAAGAAAATAGGGATAGGGACTCCCTGTTTGATCGTGAGCCGGGTGTTCAGCGTGAAGGCAAAGCCAAAGGGGCCGTTTTCCTTGGTGGTGTAGATGGGAACCTCGGCGTGGTCGTTGCCGGTGGGCACCGTGACCGGGCCGTTGGGCAGCACGCCAATGCCGAACTCGTCGGCGGTGGGCTCGCCCACGCCGAAATAGAGCGTCTGAAAGCGGCTTTCGCCGTTGTTCACGTAGTTCGACGGGCCGACCAGCGGCGTATCCACCACTTTGCCTTCGTAGCGCTTCACGATGGCTTTGCTGTGCAGCGAGACGGTGACGGGCGCCAACGCGGGCAAGGCGGCGCCGCTGAGCGAGGTGGTGCTGAGCAGGTCCACCTGCTTGTCGGTCTGGTTGAGCACCTGCTGGGTGAAGTCCTCATTCTCCACGTTGCAGCGGAACTCCAGCGCCGTGCGCTGGGCAGCCCGGAAGGCCAGGCGGCCGACGTAGTAGGGTGCCCACAGGAACGTATTGGGGTCGTACTGCTCAATGGTGAGGCGCACGTCGGCCTGAATGCCGCGCAGCTCGTCCATGCGCTCCAGGTACTGCTTTGCCCGCTTGATAAAGCCCAGCTGCACCGTGTACTCGGTGGTGATGCCGTGTAGCTTCGGGTCGCGGTGCAGCTGCAGGCCCAGCTGTTCCCAGCCGATGGGGTCCTCTTCGGCGTCCACCACTAGGCGCCCGAGTTCGTCGGAGTCCAGCGTAAAGCGCAGAGCAGGAGAGGTAGAAGCCACGGGCAGGGGAATAATGTGTGTAAAATAATTACTTTATTTCCAAAGTAACCAATCCCTACCCATTTTCCGGGCGCTGCTTCTGCTCCAGGTACTCGAAATAGGCGTGAAACTCGAAGAGGGGCAGCTCGGCCGGCTGGTGCACGCCATGCTCGGCCAGGATGGCGCAGAGGTGCGCAAAGCTGCGCCGCATCAGCACCAGCACGTTGTCGGGGTGGCCGTCGTCGAAGACTTCCGGCCGGACCATATCCAGCATCCAATTATCCACCTGCTGCATCGTGTGCAGGTGGCTGGGGTCGGCGGAATCAATCCAGCCCGACAGTGCCAGGACGCGGCGCCTCTGCTGCTGGGCGTAGGCTATTTCGCGCGCTTGGTCCCCGAAGCGGGCCGGGAACTGCCGGCTTAGCTCGGTCTGAAGTTTTTTTTTACTTCCTGGCAGATATCCTCTACCAGGCCCGCCGTCAGCCCCCAGCCGCTGAGCTGGTTGAGTAGCTCCTGCAGCCCGTCATCTTCGCACTTGGCGGGCGTCGGCTGCCCGTCCACGGCGGCCACCAGGCAGCCAAAAGCCAGCGTTTCGGGGCTAAACTGCTCCAGGGCGAAGTTGAAGTTGTAGTGCAGGTGGGCCAACTCGTCGGCGGCGTCAGCTGAGCGGCCGGCGGCCATGAACTGCGCCAGCCGCTCGAAGTGCTTGTTCACGTCGGCCATGGTCGAGCCGATGCCCGCCGCCTGCACGAGCCGGCACTGAAACTCGCTGTGGCGCTGAGCCGGCAGCTCGTGCATGGACTGGTAGAGGGTAACGATGTGGCCGTCAGCAAGCGGGAGGGTGCGCATAGAAAAGCAGGTAGGGGAAGGGCGAAGATAGGAAGCCGTGTGGTAAAGTATTTAATTTACTCACATTATGGCAGAGAACCCGATTTCCCACAGAGACCTTTTCGACCAGCTGGGGCCCGGCCGGCAGGAACTGGACGAGTATCAAAAGTCCGTCGCCGCACTCAACCGCAGCTACAAGGCCATGTCCAAGCTGCTCGACGCCGACGGCCAGCGCATTGCTGCAGGCCTGGCTGGCATCGCCGAGAGCAACAAAACCCTGGCCGAGCAGGTCAAGGGCCTCAACGTGGCCAACGAGCAGGAGCGACAGAGCCTGGCAGGCCTGTCTACCGAAATCGGCAAGCTGGCCCGGGAGCAGGAGAGCTACAAAAATGCGCAGAAGGGGCAGGCGGAGGTACGCCGGCAGGTAGCTGACGCAACCAAGGCCGCCAGCACAGAGCTGAAAAAGCTGCAGGCCGAGCTTAAGGAGGCGTTTACGGCTAAGGATGCGGACCGCATCACCAAGGCCGCGCTGGCCGTGCAGCAGTATAAGCGCGACACGGACCAGCTCAACAAGGCTGTACGTGGGGCCAATTCTGAGCTGACGGCCGCCGCCGGCTCCTACAACCGGCTCACGATTGAGACGCAGCAGTTGGGCGAGAAGATTCGCGCCCTGCCCGGCGGCTTCGAAGCCACCAACGCGGAAGCGAAGAAGCTCAAGCAGCAGTTTTCGGACAACACGCAGAAGCTAAAGGATTTCGACCGGGAGCTGAATCAGAACTTCCGGGAGGTCGGTTCCTACGCCAAGGGTATCCTGGAAGCCGTGCGGGCCCTGAACAGCCAGAAGGTGGCCCTCACCAGCGAAGTGCAGGCCCTGAAGATGCAGGCCAACGCCACGCACCTCAGCGCCGACGAACACCGCAAGCTGCGCGCCGAAATCGAGCGGACCGAATCCGAGCTGCAAAAGGTCACCGGGGAGCTGAATAACTACGGCGCCGCGGCGAAGAAGGGCGGCAAGGAGTCGCAGTCGTTGGGTGCCGGCGCGGCCGGCATGGCCAATAACTTCCTGGGGGCTTACCTGGGGGTGACAGCGCTGGCCGGGGCGGTGGCGAAGACCTTCGAAAGCGTGGCCGAGTATTCCGACCAGCTCGCCGACGTGCGCAAAACTACCAACCTCTCCCGCGAGGCTACCGACCAGCTGGCCGAGAGCTTGAAAAAGGTAGACAGCCGGACCTCACTATCCGGCCTGCTGGACATTGCGCAGGTGGGCGGGCAGCTGGGGGTAGCAGGCAAGGATATTGAGGGGTTTACCAAAGCCATTGATATCAGCGTGCAGGCCCTAGAAGATGACTTTAAGGGTGGCGCTGAGGAAATTGCTACGTCGCTCGGCAAGATCAGCTTTGTGTTTAAGAACACATTGGGCAAGGACCAAAACCAGAATCTGCTGGCCATCGGTTCGGCTATCAATCAAATTAGCGCCGACGGGGCTGCTACCCCCACCTTTCTAACCGATGTGGCTCTGCGCGTGGGCGCAACAGCATCTAATGCTCGCCTGGCACTGAAAGATGTGTTTGCCTACGCTGCTGTGCTGCAGGAAACAGGCTTCAACGCTGAAACATCTGGCACATCTCTGAACCGCCTGTTCAGCACGCTCAGCACCAAAACGAAGGAAAGCTTCGCCATTGCCAAGATTGGCGACGCGAACCTGACCCTGAAGCAATTTAAGCATCTGGTAAATAATGATTTCCAGGGTGCCATCCAGGCGTTCTTGAAAGGTCTGAACGCCGGTGGCCATACGACCACCGAATTCAATGCTCTCTTAGCTACGCTGAAGCTCCAGAGTGGCGAGGCGAAGAATGCCATCACCACGCTGGCTAAAAACACGGAGCTGTTTGCCGAGCGGCAGGCTACGGCGAATGAGCAGCTGATTTTGGCAACATCTGTAACGGAAGAAGCTCGGATCAAGAACGATAACCTAGCAGGCTCGTGGGCGAAGCTGAAGCGGGATGTCAGCGAGTTCTTTACCAGCGGCGCCGCCGAATCCTCGCTGAAGTGGTTGGTCGACAGCGCCCGGGCCTCGTTGAATTTTAAGGACGGCTTCGGGGCCCTGTTCGACGGCCGCCTGCTCGGCCTGGCGAAGAAGCAGCTCGATGACTACGGCAAGGGCCTGGCCGATTCGGCCCTGAACCAGCGCAAGTTTGCTGACGGCACCGACAGCCTGCTGGCCCGCTTCACGCGCCTGAGCGCCGTGACCAAGCCCAGCATTGCCGAGCAGAATCAGCTGCGCGAAACCGTGCTCCAGCTCAAGGACCGGCTGGGCGAGACGGCCGTCATTCTCAACCAGCAGACGGGGCAGTACGACCTGAACACGGCCGCGGTGGCCCGTAACACCAAGGAGGCCCGGGCCAAATACCTGGAGGATGCCACGGCCCTGGCTAAGCGCCTGCAGAATCTGGACAAGGAAGCCAGCATGTCCCGCGCCACGGCCACGGCTATCCAGGAAGAGGCCACCGCGCGGGAAAAGCTCGTGCGCGCCGCCACGGGCCTGCAATCGGCCGATTTTGAGAAGGTGCTGCCCCAGCAGATCCGGCAGCGCGAAGCCACCCCGAAGCTCTACGACAGCTCGGAGGGCGCCATCAGCCCCAAGACGATGGCTACCTACACCGAGTACGTCAAGCTCACCAACGACTCGCAGCTGGCCGCCAACAAGGCCGCCCGGGCCGAAGACGCCCGCAACAAGGTGCTGGCCCAGCTGCGCCGGCTCGGCTACGATGCCGCCGGCGCCTACACGCTGCTGGCGCAGGCCACCGATGACGCGACCAACGCGGAGGATAACAGCGTAGAGGTCGACAAAAAGAAAAAGCAGGCCGTCGCCGACCTCATCAAGGAGGAAAACGCGCTGCGAAAACAGCGCTTGGAAGCCAGCATTGCCGACTACGACCGGCAGGCGGGCAACGTGGCCAACAGCGAAGAAATCCGCACCCGCGCCTTGCAAAAAGGCAAAGAGGCCCGCATTAAGCTGGTCGAGGTGGAGCGGGACGAACTGATTCACGAGGCGGCCCTGACCTACAAAAACCAGGTTGGCGGTACCCAGGCCCTGGAGGTGGCGCGGGTGCGGCTCACCGAGCAGTTTTCGGCTAAGAAGCTTGACATCGAGCGCAGCACCGATAAGCAGATTCTGGCCCTGCACAATACTCTGCTCGACCAGCTCACGGCCATCGACAAGCTGGCCATCAACAGCGAAATCGACGCGCTGGAGACGATTGCCCAGGATGAAAACCGCTCGGCGCAGGAGCGGCAGCAGGCCCTGCTCGATGCGGCCGCCCGGCGGATCGAAATTGCCGAGCTGGAAGCCCAGAGTAAAATCCGGGCCGCCAAGGGGGACGCCTTGCAGGAGAAGCTCATCTTGGAAGAGCTCGAAAAGCAGAAGGCCGAGATTTTGGCCCGGCCGCGGGCCAACAACTCTGACCTGGCCAATTCGGAGCTACAGAAGCGCTACGTGCAGGACCAGCTGGCCCTGGAGCAGAAGTTAGCCGCCGGGCTGATTTCGGAAAAGGACTACTACAAGCAGCTCAAGCAGCTTGATGACGACTACGGCGCTCACCGGGTTGATAACCTGCAGAAAGACGCCCAGGCCCAGCGCCAGGCTGACGAGGAGGCCCTGCAACGGGTGCGCAACCAGAATGCAGAGAAGAAGCGGCTGCGGGAAGAGGAAGGCGCGCTCATCATCGAAGGCCTGCAGAATACGCAGGCCATTGCTGACGCCTTCTACCAGATCGGCGCGGGTCGCCGGCAGCAGGAGTTGGATGATTTGGCCCACAAAAAGGAGCAGGAGCTGCTCGTAGCCGGCGACAATGCCGAGCTCAAAGCCCAGATTGAGGAGAACTACCGCAAGCGCGAGCTGGCCCTGCGGCAGAAGCAGGCCAAAGCCGACAAAACGGCGGCCCTGTTCAACGTGGCCCTCAACACGGCCATGGCCGTGACCTCGGTGCTGAGCACGGGTGGCGGCACGCGCTACGCGGATTTTGGGATTAGCGCCGGCATCCTCTCGGCGCTGGTGATTGCCCAGGGCGTAGCCCAGGCGGCAGTCATTGCCGCCAAACCCATCCCGCAGTATTTCAAGGGCCGGGAGGGCGGACCGGCGGAATGGGCTATGGTCGGTGAGCAGGGCCGCGAGCTGATTGAGGGCCGCTCCGGCGGAATGCGGCTCGTCGAGAAGCCGACAATAACCTACCTGCAGGCCGGCGACAAGGTGCGCACCAACTTTCGCACCGAGCAGATCCTGCGCAACGACCGGGCGCTACAGGATCTGCTTATCCAGCGTCGCTACCTGACCACGATGCAGGGACAGGTGGCGGATATCCGGAGCGGGCGGTCTGGGGGCGCCTCGGCAGAGGTGGCGGCCGTAGCTGCCGCCGCGGCGCAGGCCAGCAGCCGCGACGCGGACCGCATCATCCAGGCCCTGCACGAGCGGCCGGAGTGGCGGCTCACCGAAGACGGCCTGCGACTCTACACGAAGCAGGGCGGCACCATCACCAAGCACACCAACTCCTACTACCGCCGCAACGGGTAGCCCGGAAAGTAAAAAGCCCCGTCAGCAGTACGCTGGCGGGGCTTTTTTTATGGCAGGTCGCCTACCACTCCTTACTCAGAATGGTAGCGTTGCCGGTCACGTAGGCGGCTCCGGCCGGGGTTGTCGAGTCAATCTGGACCGTCTTGCGCACCTTGCCATCGACGATGATTTCTGCTTTCAGGTAGGCACCGGCAGGAGCTTTGGCCGTGCCTTTCACGGTGGTGAAGTCGACTGTGACGGAGAAGTCGGAGGAGGTGGGCACCGTGCTGGCAGCCGTGGTGACGTCCACCTGAGCGCCCGGAATCGGGTCGATGTTCAGCAGGCTTTGCGAGGGGCCGCTGGGCGGGATGATACCGGCGGCGATGCGGGCGCCCAGGTTGTTTAGGCCAGCGCCAATGTAGTGGATAGCCACGCTGTGGGAGGTGGGCGCGGGGTCGGCCTGCTTCCCTTCGTCGTCACCACAAGCCGAAGCCGTGGCGAACAGGAGCACAAGTAGGAGGTAGCGGAGAGTAGCTAAGTGTTTCATGGCAGCCAATATACGAAACTGCCTAAAATGGATTTTTGAAAAGTATGGTCTATCCAAGGATTAGTTATTCCTTTACAAATAACTAATCCTCCTAATCTAATGCTTAGAGCTGCTACTACGTATGTAACCTTCTTGGTTGTGGTGTCTTGTCTGTACTATGTGTCCTTTTGGTGGGTGTTCGACTTCGATATTCTGCCATTCTTTGAGCCTCAAGACTTTTTGCTTGGTATTATATTTCCTTTCAAATACAGTGGGGTGTATTTTGTGTCAGCTATTATGTTTATTGTCTTGACCTCAATATTTATACCTGTTGGCAATATAAAACAAGCTGGGGATTTGCTTGATCTTGATTCTGTTGATGATATTCAGGGCAAAGAACAATCAAGCAATGCCCAGCGCATAGAATTGGATGAGGAATATAAAGATAAATTAAAGAAATTTGATAAATACCTTGCAAATCATTTAAGTAAGTTAAAGATTGCAGATATTTTAGTCGGCGTATTAATTTCAATTGGTATTGTATTTATTATTTGGAGAATTGTTCAATCCCCGCAAGATAAATACCAAAGTGCCCTTGTTGGTTTTTTAGTTGCGCAGCTATTTCATATGATTATGCGCAATGCTGATCTTTGGCCTGATAACTTATTAGGTGTATCAGTTGAAAATCAAGCATGGGTTTATTTAGTAGATCATGTTTTTATAATGCTTATTGTTTTTTTGCCAGTAAGTGCAATTGCAAATGGATACAGCGAATCACAAAGTATTGTTAAGGGTAAAAGATTTCATTATGCTCTGTGCAAGGATTTGCCTGAAAAACTGAATAACAGTCGCCATTATATGGTATATATAGGCAAGGTTAATGATGTTTTTGTATTTTCTGATAGCGCCAATACGGAAACCATTGTGATTGACAAAGGAGATTTGCCTGTATTACGAGTGCATGCTTTTGATTGCGATGATAAAAAAACAGTTAATACATTTCGTGAGCTTGTGCATTAACTGTTTACTCCGAAAACCATGATAGCCCGGCATGCTGCCGCTGCTGGCAGCGCCCCACCGACCCACCACCACGGCAGCTTCAGCCAGAGCACGGCCACCACGAACAGCCCCACGGCTAACCAGAAGCCGGCGCAGAAGTCGCACCGTCGCATCAGCCACGACGGCCGCCGGACTTCCCAGGCCCGCAGCCAGCCCCACTTTTCAAAGCAGATCAGCAACGTGGCCGCCGTCAGGCCCACGAGTAGCACCAGCGAAAGCAGCTCAGTTAGCATAGCACGTTCTGTAAGCTCAGTTCAGTCTGGATCCGGAAGCCGCCGAATGGATGCCGTAGGCACTGCTCGGCCACCGTGTCGAGCGAGAAGCCCCGAAACACCTCCTCGGCCGCGGTGTATACCCGCTGCACCTGCACGCTGGCGCTGGCCAGCACCCGCAGCACGTCGCGCAGCAGCTCCGCGTCGTAGCGGTAATCTTTGGTCGGGTCCACCTGCTGGAGCGAGTACCAGAAGATGATATCCACCGGCTGGTTGAGGGCCAACCCCAGCGGCGTAGGCTCCTGATCCGGATTGCTGGCCGGGTCGCGCGGGTAGAAGAAGCTCTGCGCCCGCACGTTGTCGTTGGGCAGCACGTCGCGGTATTCCCGCTCGGCGTCGTACACCTCGGGGTAGTAGAGCGTCTTGGTGCCGTCCCGCCGGCCACCGCGGTACGCCTTGCCGTAGCTCACCTGCAGCCAGGGGAGCTTGGCGGCCAGCAGCAGCTGCACGCGCTGGATTTCCTTATCAAGCCCGACCGGGTCGGGCAGCGTGGGCGCCTGGGGGTTGAGGTAGGAAACGGACATCTTAGTTTTCGGTGGTGAAGGTGAGGTGCTTGCTGCCGTAGCGCAGGCGGTACCGGCGCCAGGCGTTGGCGGCAACAGTAAATTCCACCTGTAGATAGAGGTAGGCGCCCTGCCACTTTAGGGCGCACCGAGGCTGTACCTCGGGCATGATGTCCTCGCTGATGTGCTCCACCGAGCTGATTTCTTCCCAGGGCCATATGCCCGTGGCGAAACGCATGACGCCGGTTTCAGCCTGCCAGAAGTTGGTGGCCATAAACAGGGTGTTTCCGTCCAACTCTTTGAACATCGGGGATTCGTCTGCGTCGGTCATAGTCCTAACGTTTCACGGGTTTTCTGAAGCAGCTCGGGCTTCACGTAGTCTTCTCGGAACTCGGCAACGTGGGCATCGGTGAGCCCCAGAATCTCTTCGCCGTACTTCTCGGTGAGCCCGGCGGTCTTGGGGTCGGTGCCGACCAGCTCCACGCCGGCCGGGCTCAGCTGGGCGAGTATGCCGCTGTAGAAATCCCCCTCGTCTCGTAAAGTTACACGGTTTGAAACTTGCCCTTTTGCCTGCTTAATGGCTACGGTGAGGGGCGCATATTCCGGCGTAATCGGCTCGCCTTCCCGGTCTACGCCAGCGGCGAGCTGGGCCGTGTTGGCATCCTCCAAAAAGGCGCGGTTGTCCTGCACCACCTGCTCGGTGGCCAGTTCCAGCACGTCGGGGAGCCGCTTCAGTGCCCGCTCCAGGTTGTCGAGCCGCCGCATTACACCCGGCCGTATTTAACGGCGCCCGGCTTGGTGGCGCAGGGCAGGCACCGGGCGGGCACGGCTGACAAGTCCACATCCAGGGCCGCCAGCGCGTCGGCCAGCTGGGAGAGGAAGCCCTTCTGGTTGGTGTTCGGGCGGTTATTGAGTTCCACCAGGGCCATGCCCTTGACCTGCGCCTCCAAGCCGTTGTTGCGGGTGCTGTTGGCCATCATCGTGAGCAGGTCCACGGCCAGCTGGAGCCGCAGGGCCGGCTCGAAGGCGGGCAGCTGGGTACTCAGGTAGCCCGTCAGGTCGCAGGATGCTTCCAGTTGCAGGTTCAGCCCCCAGTTAGTATTCGACTGGTAGAGGATATCCGCCTCGGGCGTGGCGCGGCTGAAGGGCAGCACCTGCACGTAGGGGTTCCAGGCGTCGAAGTTGACGTAATCGGTACCGCAGCACTGCCCCGGGCGCTGCTGTAGGTTCTGATCGAGGCGAATGGCCTGCCCGCTCATCACCGACTCGTTATAGCCCAGAAACCAGGTGCCGCCTGGCTTGCTGGAAAGGTCAATTACAAGCGGGGTCCACTCGAAATAGACCTTGTCGGTGCGGGGAAGGTCTATTTCCCGCACCGGCGTAGTCATATCCGAGCTGTGCAGCAGCAGCAGCTTGAAGCCCGGCTCGGGCTGGGTAAACTGCGTGCCCACGGCCGTGATGCGCACGGCCACCTGGGGCTTATCGGCGCGGGGCCGTAGGGCTAGGCCCACGAAGCGGCCCTCCCGGATGATCTTGTTGCGGTACTCGCCACTGCGGGCCGTGAGCAGGCGGCTTTCCAGCAGGCGCTTGCCGGTGCCGGCCAGCTGCTTCTGCTGCCGTAGTGCGTCCAACACCTTCGTGGCCGCAGTCACGCGGGCGGTGTCCAGGTAGATAAAGAAGTCGGCTTCCGGCATCTGCGGGGCCGCCATGCGCAGGTTGCGCAGGGTGAGCAGCGGGTGCACGTCCTGTATGGCTAGCGTGCCCTCGGCGGCCTGGAGCGCCGGGGGCACGGCCTGGGGCTCGTCGGTGGCGCTGGCGGAGGTGAGGCGGTAGCCGATGGTCGTAGCCAGCAGCGCGGCCAGGGTGAGGGAGTTGAACATTGCGTATCTTGTTCTATGGAAAAGAAAGCTCCGACAGAGGTTCTTCAGGCAGCTCAGGCGCTTACCACGGCAAAGCTGGGATTCACTGCTGCCGAGCTCGTGGAAGCCGGCAAAGCCCTCACAAAAACGCCCGACCCGAAGCCGGACCGGGCGTTTTCTGAAGAGCGGCGAGAATCTTAGGCGGCCGTTTTCTGCTCCACCTTGATGATGGGGAAGTAGCGGGTACCGCTGGCCGAGTTGTAGAGCTTGATGAAGAAGACATCCATGCTCCACTCGAAGGACTCCACCGAGGTGCGGGTCAGACCCTGCAGGTTCTGGGCGGCTAGCGTAGCCGACTGATCGGCGCAATCCGCGCGGTAGTACAGGCCCATCGTGCCGATGCCGGGCACCTCCTGTTTCGTCCACTCCCGTACGGGGTTTTCGGGGCCGCCGTGGGTTTCGCCACGCTCGCAGTCCGGGTCGATGCGGGTCACCATGCCCACGGAGTTGGCGCCCACCAGGTAGAGCACGGCGCGGTTGCCGGTGCCGGCAATCACGCGGTTGGACTCGAAGAAGCTGCCCACCGAATCCAACACGTAGGCCAGGTTACCGGCGTCAGTGGTACCGGCACCCAGCACGGTGCGGATGTCGCCCATGGCCATCGGGTTGGTCACCACGTCGGGGTTGCCCGTGAAGTCCATCGAGCTCAGGATCGAGCGGATCTGGTTGTAGAACTCAATGCGCTCCTCCTTGTCGCCGGGTACCTGCAGCGCGTCGTTGGCCTCGGGGTAGTATTGCAGGATTTCGGCAGGGAAATACTGGTTCTTATTATCCTCCAGGTGGTCCACCGACCAGGTGTCGAGCAGTTCCATAGCGGCCAGCCGGCGCGCTTCGAACATCCGGTAGAAGAAGTCTACTTCGCTGATGTTGTTGTTAATGAACTGCGAGCGGATCATCGGAAAACCGAAGGTCAGCGTCACGGCCGTGAACTCCACCAGCTTGGAGACGAGGCCGCCCACCTGCACGGCGCAGGTACGCACGTTGCCGATGGTGGGCGCCATCCAGTCGATGACGGGCACCTGCACGGTGTTGCCGAAGCTCTGCTCCAGAGCAGCTTTAAGCTCCGGCGTCACAATGCCCGTGGGCGAAGCCGTCTGCTTCTTGTAGAGGTTGTAGGCGCCGTAGACAGAGCCGCGCAGTTCCAGGTTGTCCAGGCCGCCAGTACCACGACGATAACGGGTGCGGAGGGCCTGTTTGAGGGTTTGGGTGATGGAAGCCATCGTCTGAGAAGGGAAAAGTGAAGAGAAATGAACAGGTCCTGCGCGGCCGTCCCGTAATCACGCAGTAGGTAAGCGGTAAGCGGTAAGCAGGGCCGGCCAGCGTCCCGTGCGGCCGGCCCTGGTAGTTAGCGAAGCGAGAGGGTGTCGCCTTTCAGGGCGTCCCAGGCTTTGTCGTACTCCTCGGTGTCAGCGATAAGCCCGTACTCCTTCAGGTAGTCGTGTAGTTGGCCCTGGGTTTTCACCGTGGCAGGCAGCGAGGTGGGCACAGCCTTACGGCCACCACCACTGGCGCCACCAGTGCCACCAGCACCCGCACCACCACCAGCGCCAAGCTGGCCAGCTTCAATCACATCTTTCAGCAACTCCTGCAACAGGTCGGCAGCCGTAGCCGGCTGACCATCCTTGTTGAGCGCTACTTTATTGTCGCGGATGTATACCACCGACTCCGTCCCGTCAGCGTTCTTTTGGAGCTTCGCCATGCCCACGATAGCATTGGTGGCGTCATTGACGGCGAGCTTCCGCAGCGACTCCGGCAGCGTCTTATTCAGTTCGACAGCCCGCAGGCCGTCGCGGATGTCAAGCATGACATCCTTCTGGAAAAGCTTCGTGTCGCGGTCGGTGATGTCCTCCTGATACTTCTTCTCCTTTTCCTGCAGCTGCTCCAGCTGTGCTTTCAAGGTTTCGTTGCCGTTGCCGTCCTTGATCTGCTTTTCCAGCTCGGCAATCTTGGTCTGTAGCGGCGTGGTGGCTTCCGTGAGGCTGGTTTTAAGGCCTCCTACTACCCGCTTAGCGTAGTCGTAGGTCTTTTCCGTCGGATTCTTGGCGACGCCCGAGGTATCAAAGAGGTCCTTGTCCAGGCCATCATATAACTCCTTGGTCTTATCGCCGATGAATTTATTTTCTTCATCGGCCGTACGGGCGATGTAGCCGGAGCTTTTCACGGCGCCAACCAGGTGAGGGATCAGAGTTGGATTCGCGGCAATAGCGGCGGTTAGCTCTTCGGGGGCAAAAGTGTTGTCGGTGATGGCCATACTGAGTCCCGTTCAGTCGGGTGGTTGCGAGTGGGAAAATGATTGACTTATTGACTTAAAAACCAGAAGCCTGGTATTCCTGAATGACTGCTGAAATGCGTTTGCGCAGTTCCGATGCGCGGGCCTGCTCAATTTCATCGGCCTCATCAGAGAAGAGGTAGATTTTAATGCCCAGGGTACCGAGCTCATGGGTTTCGTTCATCTGGAGCATGCGGCCCCCGTCGATTTCTACACCTTCAGCTGGGGCGGCACCTTCCACCCAGATAGGTGGCTGGGTATGACCCGAAAGCACGCCTACACAGACGCAGTGGGTGATGTTGACGCTTACTAACTCTTCCGGCGAGAGCTTCCACATGCTGATGCACTGGCCGTCTTTGCGCAGGATGGGAAGGGAGTGGCACTCTTCCTCAGTCATGTTGGCCGGCTTTTCTAAGACGGCGTTGGCTTCGGGGAATTTGATTGGGATGGCCATGCGAGTGGGGAAAATGGCGGTGAAAACAACTGCTGTGCGGGAGGGAAAGGAAAGGGCCGGCTCCGGTTAGTCCCACCCGCGTGGAACCGGCCCTGGAGCTTCCTATCTGGTCGCTCCACCCTCCTCATCCAGCCGATTCTCCTCATTTTCGATGAGGACCTTCAGCTCGGTGAAACTCTTGTCGGCGGGGGCGTCCTCGCCAAACAGCTCCTTGTAGCGCTCCTGCGCATCCACGGTGCTACGGATGGCTTTGCGGGGGCCGGGGGCCGTGCCGCCGTTGGGTTCGTCCGTGTACTGGCCAACTTCCAGCTCTTTGGCCTGAATGAACTCCAGCAGCGACTCGTAGGAGACAGCCGGGGCATTCTGGCCATACAGCTCTTTATAGCGCATCTGGGCATCTTGCAGCGTAGGCAGGCCCTCTGCCGGCTCCCAGGGGCGGGCACCAGTGGGCGCAGTCGAGGCAGGGGCCGACTTGGTGTAGCGCGGATCGTGCAGCACCCGAACCTTGTCGTAGGTGGTGGTGTCGAAGTAGCCGCTTCTCACCATGCGGTCGAACTGCGCCGGCACGAACTTCTTCCGAGTCACCTCGTCGGTGTACTGCTTCAGAATCGGGTCGTTGACCTTCTTGGTGAGCTCGACGTGCACGCGGTCCGACTCGTGGCTGGGAAACTCGTAGTCGCCCGCGTCGTCGGCATTGCCGGCGGTCATCTCGATTTCCTCGCCATTGAGCTGCTTCTGCTGCAGTTCTCTCAGGTCGAGCTTGGGCTTAGCCGTTTTGGCCGTTAGGGCCGTTTTGGTTGCTGTTGACATAAGACAAAAGGATTTGAGTGATGGTGGCGAGCTTGATGTAGTAGGGCTGCTGAGAAGCGAAACGCCGCACGTCCATATGCTCGGATTCGAAGCGGGTGAGGTAGCGGCCGAAATCAGCCTTTAGCTGTAGCATGGCCCGGTCGAAGAGGGCCAGCACGAACGGATTAGTCCCGGTCATGGCCCCGGCAATCATCGTCAGGATCTGCTCCAGCGAGTATTCCGGATAAGGCTCCAGATCGGAGAGGATGCGCATGCGGTCCAGCTGCGCGGGGTTGTTGCGAAACTGGGTCTGGTAGCGGAAGTCGCGGGCCTGGCTAAGCTCGTAGACGGGCCGGCCGGCCTTGCGGGCTTCTTCTTCCTCCTTGGCCAGCTGTTCGGGCGTTTTGAGGTAGAACCGCTCGCCGTAGGTGACGAACACGCCCCGCATCAGGGCTCCATAGCGAAGCGTGCCGATGGTGCGCAGGGTCCAAGCGCGGGCCTCTTCCAGAGGCTTTTTGAACTCAACCAGCACGTCCTGTTTGATTTCGAAGCCACCCTGCACCTGCTTGGTATTCTTCGCCTGGTCGTTGCTGGGCTCCCCACCACCGCCGAGCACCGAGCGCAGCAGCGCTTCGCGCCGGCCTTTGAGCACCTCGTCTAGGTAGCCCAGGATTTCCACGCCGGCACCCTCGAAGCCGACGGGCACCCGGGTGTCGGGCATTTCCTTCGACGGGGCGGGCACTTTGACGTGCACGCCCGGGCCGATGAGCTTGCGCAGGGCGCAGGCAGGGCAAGGCTTCTCCCCGTACACCGGCACCTCTTCGCCGTTATCGAGCTTCTGGTAGCTCCTGACGTATTGCACGATGCCGCTTTGGCAGGGGCTGCCGCCTTCGCCTTGGAAGGAGCACTGCTCCTCAAAGCTCCACATCACGGGGAAGGTGCCGTACTGACGGAAGTACTCGGTGGCCCCGTCCCACCAGATGTAGCGGTCCAGGTTGCCCAGCACGGCCGTCAGTGGTGCCAGCCGCGGCAGGTCGGTAGGCTGGTCGAGTGGGTCCGACCAGAGCACGCGGGCCGGGCAGTAGCCCAGAATGTGGGTATTGCGTAGCACCTCCACCCAGACCTGCTCACCGACGGGCTTTTCCAGGATGGCGTAGGCGGCATCATCGTAGCAGGCCATGCGCTCAATCACGTTGCCCTGCTCATCCTTGCGCTCGGACAGCGTGAAGAGCACGTACTCGCAGGTGCCGTCTTCCTTCAGGGCCACGTCCCAGAGCTGCTCCAGATGCAGCAGGAACACGTAGGGCTCTGGCCGCGGCGTGCGCTGCTCAGCAGCCATGTCGACTACCAGCAGCGAGTGCGGCCGGCCACGCAGGGCCTTGAACGCCCGGGTGGTCCAGAAGTCCGACTCCTTCAGGGAGGTGCGGTAGGTTTCGAAGTCTGTTTCCAACTCGGGCGTTGCCAGCTCGACCTGCACCAGACCGTCTTGAGCTTCGAACACGCGCTTGAGGCCCGTGAAGATGTCCTCAATGATATCGGTGGTAGGCAGCGGAGCTGGCACGCACTGCTCCCACTTCACAAACTCGCTTTCGGGCAGCATCTCCTTAGCCCAATCACGCAGGTAGCGCCAGCCTTCGGGGCGGCGCATCGGGTCTACGTGGGGAATGGCATGAAGCCGCAGCCGCTGCTCGTGGCGTAGGCAGTCACCAATAGCCCCGTTGTTAGCGGGGTTTTCGAGGAGTACGCGTACGTCTTCGGGGCTTAGGATCATCTTGCGGCGGAGCCGTAGAATCGGGGGAGGGGGGAGAGGCTGGGGCTTCCGCCAGCAGCCAGAGGTGAAGCTTGGTGCGTTCCTGCCGGGCCAGGATCCGGGCCGCGTGGGCCGGGTCGAAAGCCCTTGGGATGTCGCCAAGGTCTGGGGCGCGGAGCCAGACCGGCTCCGGTACCCCGGCTGTTGGCCGGGCCATTACTCAGCGTCCAGGTCGGTGAGCGGGTTGAACGTCGGCTTGAGCACGTTCACGCCCTTGAACCAGTCGGCCGTCATTGAGAAGGAGAAGGGGAACAGCGTCTGCGACTTGAAGCCCTGGGTGCCGGGGCTACCCACGACCCAGTTGAAGACGGGGATGCCTTTCAGGGCTTTGTGCACGATTTCGCCATCAGCCGTCACGAGGTAGGACGTCAGGCGCGACACGCCGAGCTCGGCCAGCGATTCGGGCGTCAGCGCGTCCAGGACCTCGTACAGGGCCGAATCCAGGCCAACGAAGTTACCAGTAGGCTTCACGGGGTTGAAGCCCAGGAAGGTACCTACGCCGTTGAGCGTTTCGTTGCTGTTCTCACCGCCGAACTGCGCCTCCGAGGACGGAATCACCATGTTCTGGAAGAAGGGCGTGACAATCACCTTCGTGTTGTCATCCGCTTCGAGCAGGGTAGTCCAGGCGGCCAGCGTCTTCATTTCTGCCTCGGTGGCGAAGCTGGCCACCTTCTGAGAGCGCTGGAGCAGCAGGCGCTGGAACTGCTTAAAGTTCACGGCGCAAAGCTGCGCCGCAATGGCCGTCAAAGAATCGGGGCGAGTGCAGGAAGTGGCCATGGTGGCGAGATGTTAGGTGAATAATGTGTGTAAAATAATTACTTTATTTCACAACAAGCAACTATGCGGGATTATTCCTAGTTAACCCGCTTCAGGAAGCCCTGCTGTACCACCGGCTGCAACTCGAACCACTCGCGTAGGCTGAACGTGTCGGAGAAGTCGGGGGAGAGGCCACCGAGGATGATTTTCTGCTCGGCTTTGGTATTGATCTTCTGCTTGCCCTCGGCATCCGTCTTGGCCCGCTTGATGGCGCGCAGGTTCGCTTTGAGCAGCTCCAGCACCGTGGTTTCCTTGCCGCCGACCTTCAGCTTCATGCCCCGCACGTCATCAATTTCGACGGTGTAGTCATCAACGCGCACGGCAATGGTTGCCGCGTTGACCCGGTCGGCGCTGCGGTAGTAGCACTGGGTCTTGAGGTTGTCGTAGTTCTCGGCTTTCTTGGTGATAGGGTCGGCCAGGGCGGTAGAGCCACCGGAGAAGCCGCGGTAGCCGCGGCCGTAGGCGAAGACCTTGCCGCCCACGCCATCCTGGTCTACGAGCACGTCCGACTCAGGCACCGACCACTTGCGGCGCTGCTTCTCGATCAGGTCGTAGATGTCGCGCGGGGCCGTTTTGCGGGCTACCACGATCTGCACCACCTCCCAGCCTTCCCAGACGAATATCACCGTGAAGTCCTTCCCAAAGCCAGCGGCGTCGCAGGTGATGTAGCGCCGCGGCCGTGGGGGCTGGGTGAGCTGGTTGCTGAACAGGTCGGAGATGCGCGCGTAGTCGTAAAGGGCCAGGCCGTCGACCTTCACCTTCCAGTTGCCCTCCAGCAGCTGCGCCCTGGTCGCCTCGTCCTGTGCCATCAGGCCGGCCAGGTACTCAGGGTTGACGGCCAGCAGCTTCTTGTTCTCGTAGATGCTGCCCGGAATGAAGGTGAGGCTCTTGGGCTTGGTCTGGGCCAACTCGTCCTTGAACAGGTGCGGGGCCTTCTCCACCACCTCCTCGGGCGTGTCGCCCCACACCATCACCTCCCCGTCGCGGGTGAAGTAGCGAATGACGCCGGCCCGCTCAGGGATGGGGAAGCCGTCCTCACCAATCCACCACGCAATGAGCTCAGCCACCCAGCTGTCGGGGTCGGGGTTGCAGCTGCAGCGCACGTAGGGCCGCACCCCGCAGAGGCTCCGGTTACGGGTGAGCATGTACCAGAACTGCTTCTTGGTGAAGTGGGTGAGCTCGTCGAAGATGATGAGCGGAATCTGCGTGCCCTGCCAGTCGAACATATTCTTCTCGTGCTGCATGTGGGCAAACGAGACGCGGGCGCCGCTGGGGAACCGCCATTCCAGGTCGCCCTGCTTGGCGCCCACGATAGGGTAGAGCTCCTTGCTGGTATCCCACAAACCGCCCTCGTTGGTCACCATGGCGTAGGTGCGGCGGAAGATGACGGCCCCAAAATCCTTGTTGAACCGGTGCCGGCTGGCCTCCATGAGCAGCGCGTACGTCTTGCCGCCGCCGGCCCCGCCGCCGATGATGGCGATGTCGGCGGGCGTGCTCAGCGCCGCCATCTGGAAGCCGGGCTGCGGGTAGATGACTTTGGCCGCTTCGGCGGGGGCTACGCTCATAGCACTTTGACAAATTGCGTGTAGTCATCATGGCCAGGCATGTAGGGCAGGAAACCGAGCCTTTCGTAGAGCCGGCGCACGGCTTCGTTATCCTTATGCACCGATAAGCCTACCATTTTGCGGCCCTCGGCTCGCAGCACCTCGCACGCCTGCTCTACCAGATTTGCCCCGAGGCCACATTTGCGGGCCGCCTCAATCACGTACAGCGACAGGATGTAGCCGTCCGGGTCGATACGCAGCACGCCCTCGACTACCCCGTTTTCAATAGCCATCAGGTAGATGGTGATGGAATCGTCTACCTTAGAATCAAATCGTTGGATGTTCATTTGGGTAAGGCTATAGGTCAGAAATCCAGATTTGCAGCATGCTAGTGATGCGACAGCCGGGGTTATCTTCCAGCCAATGCTGGTATTGAGTTTCAGCGGGGTGGCCGTTGACGTTGTACACAACGCCCTGGTTGTAGACCAACGCCCACCATTTGCCCTTCCATCCCCACGCATCGGGCACCTGCACGCGCAGGATGCAGGGCCAGGGTGTGAGCGGGTCGAACTTGATGAAGCGCGGGTTCGTGTTGAAGCCCAGCGCGCGGGCCGCCTCCCCGAAGTAGCTGCCTCGCCAGCCGTCGAGCTTCTGTAGCTTCTCCGGAAACTTGTTGTAAACTTCTAATCTGGGCAGGCCGGTGATGGTGGCCAACAAGCAGGCATGGTAGTCCCAGTCCGTTTCGGAGGGTACCAGTTGGATTTCGTAGGCCTCGGTGCTCATGCCTCAAATGGATATATGGGCAGGCGGGTGCGCCCCCGGTTGTAGTGCGGCATGGGGTCTTTGGTGAACTTGCCTTCGCTATTGACGGCCTGAACACGGTACCCATCGACGGTGGGCATGCCCTCGAAAGCTTCGTGAAGCTGCTCCAGGCACTTCACGAAGCGCTGCTGCCAGTCTTCGGGCATCGACTGTAACTGCGTACGATGTAGCACCAGGTAGTTGGCGTAGGTGAGGCTGAACCAGTTGTGGATAGCTTCATAGCCAGGATGGGTGAAGTCCGCTTCGTGGATAGCGGGGGCGGGCGTGGCGGTTTCTTCCATTATCGGGTGGGGTTGATGTTGAGTATTTCACGGGCCCGGCGCAGGGCATTCCACTGGCCTTCCTCGCTATCCATTTCGTTGTAGCGGGCAGCAACCCTGGCGGCATTGGCCAGGCGCTCGGCTACCTCGGTAGGGTGGGCATCGTTGTAGTAGATGTCCTCCAGTAGGTTGGCGGGCTTGCCTGGGTCGTAGGTGATGACGAGCACGCGCTTGGCCCGAAACACCGCCCAGGCACTACTGCACCGGTCGAAAAAGCGAAGGAAGCGTGTGGCCATGGCTACCGTTGCTTCTTGGGCTTCCATCCTGTCCATCCCTCCACTTGGGTCATTTCACGCACCCGACGGATGCCCCAGGGCCCGATCCCTTCGCCGGCATTTTTCCGGTCACCATACTCGCTCCAGAACCACTGCGCGTAGTAGTCGAAAAACCACGATAGCAGCCGACCCTCGCGGTGGTTCAGGCGCTTAGTGGCCTGCTCAACGCGGTGAACTATCCAGCGCTGAGCTTCAGCAGTACCAGCTGCTATTTCGTCCGTGACGGCCCACTGGGCAGCCGACGCTAAATCATCATAGAAATCAGTCGCGGCCATTGTCGGGCATCATAATGTTGGAACCGGGCAAATCCTTGCCGTTGGTGGTGACGTCGTGCTTCTCCGGAGCGTAGGCACCATGTAGCTTCAGGATCTTATCGGTAGCATCCTTGGCGTCGTGAGTCTCAATTTCCAGCCCGTAGCGAGTCTCCTTAACCTTTTTGATCAAGTGGCCCGCCTTGTGCTTGTACACTTTGACCAAGTCGAGCCGAACTACTTCCCGCACTGCTTTGGGGCCTGGAACCTGGCGAACCTTATTGGGCTCCTTCTCCAGCTCCATCTTCAACCGCTCGTATTCGAGCAGACGCTTCAGGTGCAACTCCTGCTGCTTATTGCGAAACCGCTTCTGCTCCTTCTTGTCCGTGAACAGGATTTCCTGACGAATAGCGAGTTCCTGCTCAAAAACGATGTTCTCGTAAAACTCCTCTACAACCTCCCGGAAGGGCTTATCGACGTAGGTAGTATACTCTTCCTCGCCCAGCGTCATTAGATCGTCCACGGTGACGCGGCCCCACTCTGACATGCGCACCGTGGCCTCGTCCACCGTCATACCGAGCCGGGCGGCTTCCTCGACAATAGCCGCCTGGATGTGCTCAAGCTGGAGCAGGTTCCGGGCCGTCTGCTTGGCGCTGCCCTCGGCGTAGCCAGCCAGCACGGCGGCCGGCGCACCCTTCCAGATGCGGGCGTAGGCTTCTACGAACCGCTGCTGCAGGCCCGTGAGCTTTTTTGGTTTCGGTGCGTCTGCCTGTCCCGTGGGCATAGCGAAAAGTACAACAGGTAATGAAAAGTAAGTCGTTAATGTGAGCAAATTACTCACATTAACGACAAAATAACTACGCTGCTAGTTCGTAGGGCATCAGCGCGCCCTTGGCCCGGTTGCACTTCCGGCAAAGGCACTGCAGGTTTTCCCAGTGCCAGCCGCCGCCGCGGGAAAGCGGGATGATGTGGTCGAGGGTGAGCTTGAATTTGGTCCGGCAGTTCTGGCAGCGGCCACCGGCGGCGGCAATGACCGCTTTCTTCAGCCGGATGCGCTCCTCGTCGCTGACCTCGTTGCGGTCGGTGCCGTGGTGGAACAGTGGGCGTGGTACGGGGCAGCCGGCGTAGTGCTCTTTCTTACGCCGACGCTGCTGGGCTTTCTGGCCCTTGGTGGGCGGCGGCACCCGGCGCTGGCCCTTGATGGCTTCCACGCGCGAAGTGTGGCCAGGGCGGAAGTAGGACACGTCGCCGGTTTCTGGGTCGGTGTCGGGGATGAGGCGGCGCATCTTTTTCAT